AATTAAGTTTAGTGCTGAATTAAGACCTGGTATTAATAACTATGCTGATATTAATATTGTAAAATCTGAAGTACAAAAAACAGCAGATAGAATTAATCAAATGGCCAAAGAAGTTGATGGTCAAATGGATTTAGAAAGTATATTAGAAGATATGCTTTTAGCAACTAATCAATTATTATTTCATCTATCATTAAAATAAAATGCCCTTATATTCATTTAAAAATGTTAAGACAGGTAAAGAATTTACCGACATGATGTCAATTTCTGAAATGGAAGAATACCTTGAAAAAAATAAACATATCAAACAACAAATAACTAAATTAAATATTGTTGGAGGTGTTAGTGGTATATCTTTTAAGTCAGATCAAGGTTGGAAAGAAGTGCAATCAAAGATTGCGGAAGCACATCCTAAAAGTGCTTTTGCTCAAGAGCACAGAAAAAAATCAATTAAAGAAGTTAAAACTGAGCAAGTAATTAAAAAACACCGGGCTAGACAAAATGCAAAAAATAAATAATATAGGGGTGCAGAGCGAGCAACTGAACAACAACGGTCGTATACCAGAGTCTAATAAGTCAATCCGCTCATTGCACCTACCTAAACAAGGAGAAAACTAATGACGGACATACCTGATTTTATGAGGGAGTTTGATACCGATGTAGATTATGGTTTCACTCCTGTATCTAAAAAACCAACCGAGGAAATAAAAAGTGAATCAAGTGCTGACGCATTAGAACTAGCAAAAATCAAATCAGATGTATCTGATATTAAATCTGCTATGAATGAGGTTATGCAAATTGTAGCAGAAAAAGATAGCCTTACAAAGGAAGTACAGAATGCTGATACAGCAGAAAGATTTAAAGAGATTGAAAAGATAGTATTACCTTTTTTATTTAATCTTTCAAAATCCAATGAACCGTACATACATTGGCCAAATAGAGCACCAATTATCAAGGCACAGATGGATAAATTATTACAATTAACAAGAGGAAAAAAATGAAACTAAGCAATAATTTTAGTTTAAACGAGATGACAAAAAGTCAAACAGCCACTCGTAAAGGTATCAACAACAATCCTAGTGAAGACCATATGAATAACTTAAAAGAGTTATGTGAAAACGTATTACAAAAAGTAAGAGATCACTTTGCAAAGGTGGTGTCAGTATCAAGTGGATATAGAAGTCCAGATTTATGCGAAGCGATAGGATCATCTAAAACATCACAACATGCTAAGGGGCAAGCTGCTGATTTTGAAATTCATGGAATATCAAACAGTGAATTAGTAAAGTGGATTAGTGAAAATTGTCAATTTGATCAGATGATACTGGAGTTTCACAATGTTGATGAACCCAACAGTGGGTGGGTTCACTGTTCATATAGATCAGATGGTGAAAATCGTAAACAGATATTAAGAGCATATAAAAATGAAAATAATAAGACCTGTTATGAGTCTTATGATCCTAGTTGAAGGGAAAAACGGGAAAAATTACGAGAAAGTCCCGAATTAATCAATGATCATATGATGAATTACAGATCATCATAGGCTTGACAATCACAATGAATTGTGATATAATAAGTATATAAATTACAGGAAGGCATATTATGACGTTTAATTATGTAAAATTGAGTGAAGAAAAATTACCTAAAAGTTTAGGTGTGAAAGGTAAGAACCAAGATGGTATAAGATATTATACTATTGATGGTGTTAATATGCCTTCCGTAACATCAATTTTAGGACAAATACCAGAAAAGCAAGTAGGTATACAAGCGTGGCGAAATGCAGTTGGTGAGAAAATGGCTAACTATATTTCTACAACTGCTATAAACAGAGGAAAAACAACTCACACTTTAATTGAAAATCATTTGAAAAATGAAGATAGTAAATCAGTTGGTATTACTGCTGTTACACCCTTAGGTTTGTTCAGAATTATTAAACCTTATCTTGCTAGAATAGATAATATACACTGTATAGAAGAATATCTATATTCAAAAGAAATCAATGTTGCAGGTCAGGTTGATTGTATCGCTGAATATAGAGGTAAACTATCTGTGATTGATTTTAAGACCTCAACAAAAAAACGAGACGCCAATTATAACTATGCTAATTTTTTACAATGTTCTGCTTATGCAAAAATGTTTGAAGAAATATATCCAGATAAAAAAATAGAACAAACTGTTGTATTAGCTACATGTGAAGATGGCTTTGTACAAGAGTGGATACATGGTGAGGATAAGTTAAAGGAACACCAAGAGTTGTTTTATAAACATACCAAAGACTTTTTTGATAGAAATAGTATAAATAGTTAGACCAAAAGGTCAACTATGAAAAAACTATTAATAACAATTTTATCGATACTGTTTGTAAGTATAGCATCCGCAGACCACGATAAGGCTCTAGAGGAGAATGAACTTTATATGCAACAGTTACCTGCTTTATGTGGTACACCTGATAAGGTTGAGACTTACATAAAACATTTTGAGTTTGAACCAGAACATTTATCATTGGGTAGAACTCGTATGACGAAGGATGGAGAACCTGTTTATATGATGACCTATATGGTAAATAAAGATAGGACAGAATCAATCAGTGTTTTATCAATACCTAACGGCACTGAATCTTGTATATTATATCATACATTTGATTTAATAACAGATTTAGAAAAATATAAAAAAAATTAAACGTTGAAGGTAAGATAATACCTAATATGGACTTGGGTGCGATACCCAACCACTCCACCATTTAAACAATGAAATTTAGGGGGTGGAAATAGGTTCGACATATAGTTAAAACTTACTGGAGTTTAGTCGCTGACAACGTAATGTCAAACTTATAAATGCTAACAATTTAGCAATCGCAGCTTAATACTGCTAACGGTTTGCCTGTACCGAGTAACATAAACAGGCTTGACATTTTTAATAATAACTGATATAATAGAAGTATGTTAATGAATAGTAAAAAGTTTGCTTTAATTATAGAGAATCTGGTTAAATCAAAAAAAATATCATATATAGAGGCTGTTATTAATTATTGCGAAGAGCATGAGATTGATATGTCATCTGTAGGTTCTCTTATTAATAAATCACTAAAAGAAAAAATAAAATTAGAAGCAGAGAAATTAAATTTGATTGAAAGGTCTAGCACAGGAGTATTACCGATTTAATGAGTGATAATAATAGTTATGAAGCATATAAATCATATCTTGCTGTCAAACTTCATTTCACAAGTAAAAGTTATGACTTTTTTAAACACAATGCTAAAGTGAATTCAAGCTTTAACAGTTTTTTAAATCGTAATGATAGATTTTTCTTTTATAAATTAACTACTAAATACAGTAAAGAGGAATTAATCGAATATTATGTATGCAATTTTTTCAACAATTCTAAAACATGGATTGGTAATTTGGTTAGGGCAGAAGGTGAAGCTAATTATGCAAAATGGAAAAAATTTAATCAAGCTTTCACTTACAATTTTAGAACCGATTGTGTATCACTTAATAATATTATCACTAGCAACAATATTTCTTTTGACGATATTTTTTCTGTACCTAACGGACAACATCCGAAATTGTTACGGTTATTTCTTTCAGGACAAATTTCAGTACAAACAATCATCATTTTGGATAAAATACTGTCGTTTGTTAATAATTGGAATAAAGAAATTGCCGAAACTGTTATATGGCCTGAAAAGTCATTTAAGATTACCAAGTTAAAACCATTTGTAAATTTTAACCTAACAAAATGTAAATTTATTATGAAAGAAATATTTGTATGAGTGAAGAACATAAACTAACCGAAGAAGAAGTGAGACAAGAATACAGACAACATAGAAAAGATAAAGTGTTTGCTCTATGTTGGCCTGCCAATAATGATAGTTTTTATGAATGGTGTTCACAATACATAGATTATCAACATATAAAGAAAAAAAAATGATAGGATATTTTTAAATTAAATGAAAAAAGTATTAGTAACAGGTGGAGCAGGTTTTATTGGATCACATTTAGTTGACAAGTTAATACATAACAATTGTAAGGTAACTGTAATAGATAATGAATCATCAAATTCAGCTGACAAATTTTATTACAATAAGGAAGCAGAAAATTTAAATTTAGATGTAACAGATTTTGAAAAGATAAAACCATATTTCAAAGATGTGGACGTAGTATTTCATTTAGCTGCAGAAGCAAGAATACAACCTTCAATTATCAATCCTTTAAAGTCTGTTTATGCAAATGTTATGGGAACATGTTCCGTATTGCAGGCAGCTCGAGAAATGGGTGTAAAAAGATTGATATATTCATCAACATCATCAGGTTATGGTTTAAATCAAACTCCTAATATTGAAAGTCAACAAGATGATTGTTTAAATCCATATTCTGTATCTAAAATTACAGGAGAAAAGTTATGTAAGATGTATAGTGATCTATTTAAACTAGAGACAATTATTTTTAGATACTTTAATATTTATGGAGATAGACAACCAATTAAAGGTCAATATGGAACTGTTATTGGCATATTTGAAAAACAGAAAAGTGAAAACACTCCATTGACAATTGTTGGTGATGGTAATCAATCCAGAGATTTTACAAATGTTGATGATGCTGTGCAGGCAAACATATTGGCTGCTACAAAAGAACTAGATGAAAAACATTTCGGTACTGTATTTAACATTGGTAGAAATCAATCTTATACAATAAATGAAGTTGCAGAAATGTATAATCACACTACTACAAATATAGCAGCTAGAAAAGGTGAGGCAAGAGCAACTTTAGCTTCAATAGATAAAGCAAAAAACATTTTAGGATACAATCCCAAAATAAATTTAAAAGATTGGTTAAAAAATAGAATTAAATAATATGAAAAAAGTATTTTGTATCGGTAACGGTGAGAGTAGAAAAGATTTTGATTTAAATTTATTAAAAGGTCATGGATCAATTTATGGATGTAATGCAATCTATAGAGATTATCCAGAACTTATTGATGTGCTTACTGCTGTAGATAATGGTATTATACACGAAATATATCATTCAGGTTATGCTGTTAAGAAAGAATGTTATTTTAGAAACTGGACAAAAATACCTGCTGAAATGTATGACAGTGTAGTTGAAGGATTTGTAAAAAAACAAGACCTAGAAGAACTTAAAGATTATGATGTTATAAAAATGAATGAACGAGGAATATCAAAAGAGTTTGTTGTTCACGGCACAACTTTATCTGGTATGGTCAATATAGTTAAGTCAACAAAGAAATCACACAAACTTGCTTCAAAAGAAATTATACAAAAGAAAATAAAAAATTCACAAATAAACGTGTCATGGATTAAGTCAGGCGATAAATCACATGACATAAAAGATATATGGGAAAAGTACATAGATCATGGTTGGGCATGTGGCGCTTCAAGTGCTTATATTTCTATTAAAAAAGAACAACCTGATGAAATATATTTAATTGGCCACGATTTAGTATCAGATACACAGACGGTAAACAACTTATACAAGGGCACTAAACATTATGTAATTCCTGAAAATGGACCAACACCACATGTAAATTGGGTAAATCAATGGTACACATTAATGGACTGGTACCCCAATATCAAGTTTATAAAAGTGAATAAAGGTATAGACACTTCACCTACGAATACTAAAGTTAAAGAATGGAAAAAGTGGCAAGATGACGGTAGATTGCGATATATGACACTTAATCAGATGCTTGACAATATTAACAAATAATGATATAATAAGATTATGTTTGATGAAATATTATATAAAATTTTA